TGTTAAACACCACACGCCAGTAGTTGTTTGAATATTCAATGATGTCATTGGCTCGAGCCACCAACGGACGGCCATTGCCACCAACCCAGGCCTGTGCTGCATACTGATCGTCCAGGGATCCAGTGTCTTCTGTGAGCAAGTAACGTTGCCCTGCAACAGCACTATCCAAGCCATCTTGTGGACCAGCGGTCAAAGGATTGATCACAGCGTCAATGGGATCAAGCGTGTTTTGTGGAGTGGTATCAATGTCAACACTGTATAACATGAATCTATCATCGTTGGGATCAATCACTACTGTACCAACTACTTCGGTACCATCAGGTTGCTCTAAGCGAATTTGACTGATTCCAGGACGCAGTGTGCCATACAAGTCAATCACTGCCGGCCATAACAAATTACTGTCGGGTACAATTTCAGTTTCTGCTAGACTGTCATTACCAGGTTCTTGTGCCAGATATCGCTGTTGCAAACATTGTATTTTGTTGTTGATCAGCACCGTGGCATAGTTAAAAGGTGTTATGACTTGTCTGGTACCCATGAGCAAGTCTTCGTTCTCTATGGCATTGCTAAGATCACCCTGCGCATCATACATTGATGCTATCACACGTTCCACAACACCCAGTTTCTTGACCTTGGCTGGACTAGATATCCAAATGGGCATGCTGAATGTCAAGCTGGCAATGTCAATGGGATTGTCTGTTCCAACAGGCACTGTACGACTGGTCCATACTGTTCGATCCAGGTACATCACACTCAAGCTGGTCCAGTCTATGTAGTTGTCTGTGCTTTGAATCTCCAAACTGGGATTAAACAAGGTAAGGATTTGCTCCAACAACTGTAGCTTCTGATTGGTATTCGATGTCCAGATGTCCAATTGAATTGTGAGTTTGAACGGTACCGGCATGAGTCTTTCTACGGTGAGTGCTGTGCCTTGAGTGGTCTCATATGTTTCAGTAGCTGAATTATAACTGCGTTGGCGCACATTTACTTTGCCCACAAAATAAGGCTCTTGCATGCGGCTTTGTTCATAATCCAGGCCAGTGATGTAAAATGTCATCAACGGAGTTGACGGCAGACTGTTGCGGCTGTTTTCTTGTATAATGGTTTGTGCATTGCGACTGGCATCACCATATCTCACTGGCACACGCAACAGTGCGGCAGCATTTACTCCATCATTTTCGTTGCCGTACATGACTTGAAAACCTGAAAAGATTCTTGTGAACTGCAACAAGAATCTGCGTATTTGTTCGTCGTAAAAATAGCTTTGAATTTGGGTTCTCCCAGTTATGTGCCTGGCGGTAAAAACCCGCCTTGATCACCGTTGTCTGCTCTAGGTTTGAGTAGTTCACTCAAACTCTGACGACTTGGAATGTTGCCCAAGTCCTTGGTGTTCACTGTGGCAGTGTTATTTACAAAGCTGCTGCGGAGTGTTTTATTTGTTGGACCATTGTTGAGGTCAGTTCTCACATTGCTGTCAATCTTGACCCAACGTGCGCCGTCATAACGGAACAATCTATTGGGCTTGTAATCCAATCGCAACACATAAGTGCCCACAACAGGATTCGGTGGGAAGTTCACAGCAGGGGTCACAGGCAAGCCGTTAGGCGCACCCGCACTGCCAGTGAGATACCCAGCAGCCCATCCTTCTCCAGTGGGGGTTGTTGACATGCCGCCTTGTGTGCCGTCAACACTGACTGTTTCATCCGCGCTCAAACTGGCAGGATTAGCAGGATCGCCAGTGGGAGTGGTAGGCTCAATATAGAACATGGTGTTGTCGTAGCCCGACAACGGTACTTCTGCATCTGCTTGTGCCAAAATTGCATCGTTGATTTCAAGGTCTTTGGTACGTGTGCCTTGAATGTCACTAATGGTGGCAGGATCGTATGGTGCCCAGAAGTTGGTATTGCTAATATCAGTGTCGGCAGGTACGTTGCTTTGTGCTTGATAATAAGTGTCGCCGTAATTGACAATGGTGCCTGTGGGATAGAAGTTGCCCGGATCCCAGATATTTTCTTGCACAAACGGCTTGTTGGTGATCTGATTGAATTCTTGCTGATCCTTCATTGGGGTGCATTTCACACGCCACAGGTGAGGCAACCAAGTTACTGAAAAGCCTTCCGACGCAAAGTCTGCATCTTGGATTACATAGTATCTGGGCAAGGCTCGAGGAATGTCTTGGTTTAAAGGATGGTAGTCTCGCAAGTTGGGAATCTCTATCACATCACCGTTCATGAGCTTGCGACCAAATGTGTCAATCATGGTGTTGTAGTGAAAGGTCATGAATATGGTGTCGTTGTTTAGGAACAATCCAAACTGTGTCAAATCAAAATCCACATCTTGTGTGTTGTACACCCCGCGCATGACATACACATCAGGGTCATAAACTCTGTCACGGTTTTCCAGCAACAGCAAGTCTTGAATGTTCAGCACATCTACGTCTGCGTATGTGGGCTGAGTGGCGTCAAAGTTACCACTCAAGGCACTGTCATCGCCGCCTGCTTGCGGTCCCATATATTTGTGGATGTAGATATCCAATCCGCCCACAGTGTATTGCTCGCGTATGGTGCGATCTAAAAATTGATAATCTCTGGTCCGGTTAGGCCGGTACATACTTAATCTTGGCATGCTATATTTATAGTACTTTGGGTTTACCTTTCTGCGGGTTGACCAATAATTGCCCTAATGCTATAATACGGACTTAACAACAAAGGAGCCAACAATGAGTGATTTAGTTACCGATTTGCACAGCGAGATGATCAACAGTGTAGCACCAAACTACAGTATCAATTATGAAGCCGAGGCTCTTGCCAGTTTTGAAGCCACTGGTGATGACTTGATGGAAGCACTTGAGACTCGTGCCACGGACTTTATTGCAGAGACTACCGGGGCAGATGTGCGCGAGGACTTGGGTGGGCTCACAGTGTTTTTCCGAGGTAATACTTTGGTTGCATTTTACGATTACGAGCAATTTAAAGGTCATGTGTTTTAGCCCTGAGCCCGCAAGGGCTTTGGGGTTGACCAATAATCCCGTTTGTGTTATAATTACAAGTAAATTTAAGGAGCCCCAATGAACGCCACACGCACTGTACTCAAACCCATGAATCCCAAAAGCGCCGACACCAAGTATGTTGGGCTTGAACCTGCTTGGAAAACTCAGCCCACTGAGGACAATCGTGTGAGCACAATGAGCTATGCGTTTGGCTGGTACAATTATTTTTACGGCAAGAAAGAGGCCAAAGACATGGTTGTGGCATATTTGGATGCACACAATCGAGTCCGGGATGCCAAGCAAATTCGCACCCTGCCAGACTCACAAATGCGACTCACAACAGGTTGGTTGTGCCGCATGCAAATGATGGGCTTGGATTTGACTGCGCAAGAAGAAATCAAACTGCAAGCATTGATTTCTGAATTGCTGGCGCTAAAACAACAAACCGTGGTTGAAACTGTGGAAGCAGATGAACCTGCTCGACCCAACATTCAAGACCGACTGCGTGAAAAGGTGTCAGAGTGTGCTGGCGAACTGGACGGCATGTTTGATGAGTTCTTGATCAACGGTGCCAAGATGAGTGCCGACTACAAGCCTATCATGGTTATCCGTGGCATGAACGTGGCCCCGCAAATGATCAGTAATATTGCTGACATCTGGAAACGCAAATTGGCAGAATTTGAAACTGTGATTGAAGGCAAGGATGCCCAATTGGTTGAAGGTTACAACCACTTGACAAAAATTCAAATGCGCAACCTTGTGAAGTTTTGTGAAACAGTGATCAATGACTGTGGTGCATACGTGCAAATCAAGAAAGTGGAACGCAAGCCACGCAAGGTCAAAGCAGTAAGCCCTGAAAAACGTGCCGCAAAGTTCAAAGTCCTGATGGAATTTGCCGAGCTCAAGCTCAAAGGCCTCCCAGCCGCAAGCCTTGTGGACAAAGCTGAAGCATGGTTGTATGATACCAAGAAACGCAAACTGATTCATCTTGTGGCTGACAGTCATACCCAGGCGTTTACTGTGAAGTCAAACTCAATCATTGGTTTTAGCACCATTGAGACCATGCAGAAAACTGTGCGCAAGCCAGCAGATATTGTCAAGGCAGTACAAGCCGCAGGCAAGCCAGCGGCACGTAAGATCTACAAGGATCTTACTACAACAGAAACAGCATTCAACGGACGTGGCACAGAGAACTTGGTGGTGCTCAAAGCCTGGTAAGTAGTACATGACTACAGATACCAGATATGTGCTTGACAAAGTTGAATTTTACATCACCAACGTTTGCAATTTAAATTGCGATCAGTGCAATCGATTTAACGATTACAAATTTGCTGGATGGCAACGATGGAGCGATTATGCGGACATACATCGACGATGGGCAGAAGTTGTTAACATCCGGCAAATAGTTATTCTTGGTGGTGAGCCATTGCTTAATCCTTCAATCAACGAGTGGATTTTGGGCTTAGCCGATTTATGGAAAAGGCCAGTTCAGATTTTAACCAATGGCACACGGTTGAATCACACACCCAGGCTGTATGAAACTTTGTGGTCGTGGGCTAGATCTCCTGAGATGGCAAAACACTGGATCGGGATAAGTGTTCACAACATGGCAGACATGGATTTTTTTGTACAAGAAGCCAAAAAATTTCTTCGTGACAACATTCAAACTTTAACTGATAAAAACAGCACCAATGAACAAACCAGCACATATGGCGCAGATTTGGCACTTCGGGACAAAAACGGAGTTAGGGTACATTTTTACTTACAAGACAATTTTTACAATGCCGCAGTCACCAAGAATCAAAATGGTGAGTTAACATTGTTCAACAACAATCCTGAACTGGCACACGAACATTGTGGGTTTGTGCAGTGGAAAAACTATCATTTCATACGAGGTACATTGAACAAGTGCGGGCCTGCACCGCTGTTCCCTGAGTTTGATCAACAACATCCGCTGGCAATCAGCAGTGCCGATCGTGAACTGATCAATGCGTATCGTCCGTATACCATAGATCAAGTAGAGCAACAGGGCACAGATATATTGAGAAAAATTGACGAAGTGTTGCCCCAATGCAAGTTTTGTCCAGTGCCTTCAGACATGAAGTATCGTCAAATTCATGCCACACTCAAAAACAAGACCATTCCTATAAGTCAAATCAGAGCAAACGAACTGCAAGGATCGCAATAAATACAGGAACCGGAGTTCCAGATGCCAGAACAGCAACAGCAATCACTGCCCACCCTGAAGCAAAACTTAATTGAATATGTCAAACTTCAATTGGGCGGTGATATCATTGACCTAGAACTAGACCCTTCACACTACGAAGCGGCTTATCAAAAAACCATTGGCACTTACCGTCAACGAGCCAACAATGCTTATGAAGAAAGTTACAGTTTCATGCAGTTGGTACAAGATGTCAACATCTACGAGCTGCCGCAAGAAGTTGTCAGTGTACGTCAAATATTCCGTAGAACATTTGGCGACAGTTCAGGCCCGTTTGCGTCAAACTTTGATCCGTTTGCACAAGCAAGTATCAACGTTTACCTAATGAACTTCAACGTGGCTGGCGGCCTTGCTACCTATGACTTCTATAGTCAGTACATTGAATTAGCCGGGCGCATGTTCGGTGCTTACATGAACTACACTTGGAATCCTGTCACAAAGAAACTGCAACTGATCCGCGATCCCAAAGGATCAGGAGAAACTGTGTTGCTGTGGACCTACAATCTAAAACCCGAATTCAACCTGCTGAGTGATCACCAAATCTCACAGTGGATCAAGGACTACATGGTGGCCAACTGCAAAATGATCATTGGCGAAGCACGTGAGAAATTTGGACAAATTGCTGGACCACAAGGCGGTGGCACATTGAACGGTGCAGCCATGAAGTCCGAAGCCAAAGTAGAAATGGACAGCCTACTTGAACAACTCAAAATGTATGTGGATGGAAGTCAGCCTCTTACATTTGTTATTGGCTAAACTGCACACACTTTTATCAAAATTCCTGCTATAATCAAGCATGGACTTAATGATCGACATTGAAGGTTTGGCAACAGGCCCTGAGACCACAATTTTAACCATTGCGGCTCAGGCATTTGATCCCTTTGGTACTGGCTATTACCAGCAACAGTACTATGCCAGGGTTGATCTCGAAAGCCAAGAGAACCGTACCATTGAACAAGGTACCATAGACTGGTGGGCTACACAACCCGCAGCCGCACGGGACGAAGCCTTCAATGAACAAGGTCGTATCCCCTTGGATCAGGCCTTGGATGAACTGCATAAGATATGTTGGAAATGCAATCGTATCTGGATGAATGGTCCCACATACGATGCCAATATTCTTGAGCATGCCTACAAGAGTTATGGCAAACCCCTGCCCTGGCAATATTATAAGATCTGTGATGCACGAACGGTATATAAGCTGTATCCAGGGTTGCCCCGGCCGCCTACCAGCCATCATGCGCTGGAAGACTGC